TCGTGTAGGTCTAGCGGTTGTAGTTCACCACCTTTACCTAGCTGCACATTTTCTAAACCTTCAATATCAATAATAAGACCGTCAGGTTTAGCTTTTGCAATAGACTGTTGAATTTTAAGATGTGTTATTTGAAGCATATCAGCAAATCCTATACAGCTATCAACTAATGACTTAGGACACATTTCCTGCATGTTTACTGCAACACAAGAATAAGACATCTTAGCTCTAGAAATATCATGAACATTTTTAGGAATGTTCTTTTTTCTACCGTAGTCAAATAAATAATCACACCCTAAAACGTAACTACCACCATATACAGTTTCTACATTCATCTGATGAGCAGTCCTGTCATAAACAGATCCATGCTTTTCTTTATAGGAATAACCTTTATAGTAGAAACCAGAATTACCGTGCTTACTTTCTTTTTCTTCAAAGTGAATACAGTCAACAGCAAGAAACTCAAAGTCTAATACGTCAACCATATAATCGTCATAACCATAAGTTGTCTTACCTTTTATGTTATCGTAGAAAGTGTAGTTTAACGAAGATGAATTATTACCGTCTCTACCAGCTGCGTTCTGTGCAATTTTTTCATATTGCTTTTCTGTAAGCTGATCTCCAGCTAATCTTTTTAACTCAGCTATTGTAATCTTTTTAATATGGCCCGCATACACAAGATCATTCATTCCAGGATCTTCTGTCTGGCTATGAATAAACATTACAGGGTCTACATAATCAGTAGAAATACCATAGTTAGGATCGTTGTTTCTTTTAACAACTGCCATACCGCAAGTCACAAGATCATTAACGCACCTTCTAAGTATATCGTCATTAAAGTCGTTCCACTCAAGAGTCATCATAGTGCCTATCTGAGCAGCTATTTCTGCATCAGTCTTTATACTTGTACCCATGAAGATTTCAGCCTCTTCTAAAGTTTCTGGTATTTCGTTTGGATCTCCATTTATTTCTAATCCATTCTCCTTAAGTTTCATTAACTCCTTCTTAGCTAAAACAGAAGCCTCAACCTTTTTCTTTTCTGCATCTTTTTCAGAAGATGATAATGGATCAATAGCCTCAACATTGGGTTGAGGGTTTCTTGAAAGAATGTTGTTTACAACAATTTTAGCAAACTTAGGTAAGATGGGTACAGGAGTGTAGTCAAGATTTAAAAGTGTTCCAGAATTACCATTTGGGTCGAGAGAAGTTAAAAGTTTTTTATATGGAGTTGTATCTTGAGTACCGTTTGCGTACTTTCTACTTCTAGTAAATGTATCTTTTTTAGTCCTGTATATAGAACGTGAATCCGCTCCACTTCCCCATTGGTTTTCAATAGCTTTTGCATATTGAAGACCATACTCCTGCATAGACTTTTCTTCTGCTGGCGCTAACGGATTTGGAAAACCTTTAGGTGAATTACCCTTTTTATTACTACTGTACATGTATTTTTAATAAGCGCATTATTTGCAAATATACTAAACGTATGATTATCATTAGTAAGCCTTGAACCTTCTAAGAAACACCCTATCAGAAAGATCTGATTTTTTAGGTTTAGGCTTTACCTTTTGCGCAGCAAGCAAACATAAACCAGAGCTAATAGTTAAGTCAAACTTTGTTCTATTTGTTATTTGATATCCAACCCAATCTTCTAAAGTTCTGTTAAAATACATCTTTCCCATTTCACCAGTGTCATAATTAATACCAACATGATCATGTATATAAGACTCAATAGCATGAGCATGAGATTGAATAACATCTTGAGAATTAGAAGGTATACCTTTTGTTTTTGATTTTATTGTAGAGGAGTTTGCTGCAAGTAAATGCCTAGGTCTATCCATTAAATATCCATCATAACCCCTTGATTCAAAGTGTCTTGCAATACCATACTTATTGTTTTCAATTAATATAGGGTACCCATAAAATACAGCAGCCATAAGAACATCTTCATAAAAGATTTTTGCTAGAGGCGGGCGGGACGCATACTCAAGTACAAACGTGTTTGATGGATGCTCCATATGAAACTTGTTGTATAAGTGTAGCGCACCCTTAGACCCCCGTCCATCGACGGTGGCATCAAGGTCATAAGAGTCAACCCCGCCTACTCCCAGCTCTGCATTTGGCGCAATTTTTTTTCCTCTGTTTAATAGCCTTTGGTTTCTTAGTTCTACTGGAGGCATCCAAGCAACTCTAAATCTACCATTAGGGTCTGGAGCAAAGACTACCTCTGTGTCTTTTTCACCATCTCTCCAGGTAAAGTTACCAACTACTACAGGGTTAGGAAATAGATCATCATTAAATTGTATTTGCTCGTATATCTTACCTATATTAAATAAACTTCCCTCTATACTATCCCTAAAAGCTTCATCAGTAGTAAACGGAAACTGTCTTACTACTTCATTTAATTCAGAAGCATCATGCTTGAGGCTGTCTCTTTCGTTCTTTAAATACTGTTTAGCCCCCATAGTAATGGACTCTCCGTCAAGTCCTTTGACTTCAGATTCTGGAGTGTCAACTACTGGCATTCCATGCTTATCAAAAAAACCCTCTAATGATTCTTGAGCTGGTATAAATAATCTATATAGCCCAGTCCTAGTCCTCCCATTCGCATTCCTCTCCAAGGGATTCGAATCCTTCCATAGATCCTTGTATTCTTTTCCACCTTTGTCCATTGGATTTACGGTGCTTCCGACTAGAGCCTTTCCTATTATTTTTCGCCCTACGATCAAACAAGTCCTCTGAATCCTCCAAGCGTCTCTTATGTCTGTTGGTTTTTCCCATTTTCCTGCTTCGTCTAAATACAACATGTGTAGCTTTTCACCGTCGTATGCGTTGTTAGTTGTGTTCTTCCAATTAATAACTGTGTTTAGCGCTTCACCTACTTGGGATATTTTATTGTTTTTAGTGATACGCTTTGACGGCTCTCTAAAAGCTAACTCCATACGTGGATTAGTAGTACCGTCTTGTATAGGTTTAAAGAAAAATGGGTAGCTTCTAAACATGTAAACTACCTTCTTCATAAAAATATTTTCCTGAGCATCCTTACCAGTCTTTGATTGTATGCCCATAAGTTTGTCTTTTACTTGCGTAGCTTCGTCAACAAGTACTGCAGAGCATATATTAGTATACCCAGAACGACGGCACTTAGTATAAAGCTGACCAATGCAACGTGGATCAGCTTCGCATGCAGCCATGTGTATAAAGATTTCACGTTGAAAGTTAAGAAAATACGGATAACCAACATCTAGCTTGGTCCACTGTAACATCATATAATGCCGCCCCGTAATATATGTAGGTGTACCGTTATTATAAAACCAAAAGCCTTCACGCCTACGCCTAAACTCTTCTTCGATATATGGACGAAACCTTTCTCTAAACTCCCTTGGCATTTCCGCCCACTCATCCATAGAACGAATACGAGACAATTCCTTGGGCATAGATGTCCTCTGCCACACCTGCATGTCGTTTGATTTTTTATATCCGACAATGTTTTTCTTTGACGGCCTTTTTGGAAGGCAAATGAGTAACCCACCGAGTTCGATAAGCTCACCTTCCGTACCGTTGGGACAAATCTTAACAGCAGGTTCTTCATATTCTTTTATGTCTAATAAATTATTCAAAGTCTTCCTCGCTAAAATTTAAAAACAATTCAAGCTGTTCTACTATAGGGACACAATCTTCTTCTATTATACTTTCAGTATATTTACCTGCACCCCACTCTCCAGATCTTCTTTCGTCGTAATGGTGTATTGAGTGGCAGTTTGCACAAATAACATCGCATTTTTCTACCTCAACCTTTACAGTTTTAAAAATATATCCTTTACCTATAAGTTGAGCAACACTAGATTTTTTATCATCTCTATCTCTGTGATGTAGCTGAAGACATCTTTTATCTTTTATTCCACACTCGCAACAGCCCTTTTTTTCCTTATACTTATCTACCCAGTCGTATATCTTTCTCTTTTGCTCAGCTACGTTTTTAGCCCTGCATGGTATACAAGATTTAAAATATGTATTGTTATGAGCTCTATAGTAAAACTCAGTTAAAGGTTTTACCCTTTGACAAGTTTGACATCGTTTCATTTTGAGAATCTTTCAGCAAAACCTCCAGTATAGTCTTTCGACCCCTCTATTTCTCCTGTTGTATTTAAGTCTTTAATCATTTGTTCAAGCCTTTGCCTTTGTATGATTAATTCTTTACAATCAGTTGCTGTTTGTTTTATAGACTGAAGTTCAGCTTTGCGTGCTGAGCCATTTATTTCTGGATCGACGGGTTTTTTAACCTCATCAATCATATTGTTAATTGCTACCTCCATACTCCTCATAAGTCTTTCAGCAGCATTAATAGTAGTAAATTTATTCTTCGACGACGACATATAAAAAATCTTCTGATCGAGTACGATAATACTCTTTACCGTCTATCTTAATACGATAGTCTCTACTCTTACCTATGCCAACAACATCGCCAACCTTAACCCCTAACTCCTCACAAGAACTGCATGCATAAGCAATCCTACCTTGTGTTGGATTTTGTTTTTTAGTTTCAACAATTTCAATAATGTCAGACTTTAACCCAAGGTTTTCTTCCACTGGCTCTAACAAACACCACGAAGATAAAGCGTTAACCTCTCCAGTATCTTTGCATTTGTATGCAAAAGCTTGAGAGTCTATTGCATTGTCTGGGCTGTATAAAACCATATAGCAGTCTTCCATACCTGGTAAGGGTGTACCGCCTTGTAAAACTACATGATGATGAAAATACAAAGTATCTCCTTCTTTTACTGGTGTTTCGTACTTAAGAGGAAGAGCAACAACCTCACCCTCCATAACTCTATGCTCAAACTCGTTAAACTTAGTTTCTATGTAAATCTCTTCATCGCCGAGCTTTACAGTATCGTTAAACTTTTTAGGAATGTTAACGATAAATTTTCGTAATGATTTCATTATATTTTATTTAATACCCTCCTCCGCCGCCACCGCCACCGCCGCCACTAGACGAAACAGTTGGTATAATAGGTGAAGGGTTTCTTCTTAATTCGTTTTGTACGCCTAAAACATAAGATCTAACCTGGTCGTTAACTGGAGTTAACAAGTCATGTTGTTCAGTCTTATGAAAAGATCCTACCATAGCTCCTTTACTTACATGAATGTGAAAGCCTCCTATGTAATTATCTCCATTAGGTAAAGTAAATTCACCTCCTGATGTGTATAGATCTGTTTTAGTCATTTTAAAAGTTTAAGTCAAATTCAACTATGCATGGCATATCGTCGATAGCTTTCCATAGAGTTTGTGAATCATCGATGCTAATATACACAAGATATCTTTTTTTATTCCAATGTGCAAGATGTCTTTCATCTAGTATTATAGTTGATACTTTGCCGCCACCTGCTCTCATGCCTACGTAATAAGCCATTGCATCCTTCGGGTCTTTCCCGATAATAATTTTTCTAATAAGTCCTTCCATTATATTAATCTTCTAAGTCTATGCCCAACCCATCTAGTAAATCATCTAGATCTGGCTCGTCATCTTCACTATATTTATTTTCATTATTGTCCCAAGTAGACCCCACAAAGGTAATAACACTTGCTAATTCATCATCGGACTCTATGTTGTAACTATAAATAGCCTTTAGTCTAGTATTTCCCATAATATCTTCATCCATTAATCCTATTACCATAAGCTGCATAACTCTGTCCCTTACCCCATACTTCTCTATAACTTTATCCATCTCAAAAGATAGTCTCTGTATTTCTAGTAAGAATCCTTCGTCTTCCATATCTTTGATGATATTAATTTAATATTATGCCTAAGAGTAGAGTTGCTAAGAAAAAACTCTTTAGAGAAAGTTCGAAGCTTAATCAAAAATACGTAAAAAGAAACCAACTTAAGAATTTAAGAAAGGCTCTTCTTTCAACGCAGGATAGATATGATGTGTTTCAAAAGGAACTTATGTTTATGCTTTGGGCGTACGACCTGGAGTTTTTTACAGCTAAGTATGCATCAGAAGATTATGGTATGAGCGAAAAGAAACTCAGAGAAAGAATAATACAACCTTTACTTAAAGTGGGTTATCTGTACAAGCACTTTGACAGACTGACTCCGTCTGACACTCTGGAAGATCACATCTTTCGCAGTGAGACGAAGTACAATTACAGGGTAAGGTATGCCCTGACTCAGCAAGCTCGGCTGCTCGTTCAGGACATGTACAGATCTTTGGGTTTTGCATAGTTTTTAAAAATTGTTTTGTGAATGTTGGATGCATTAAGAAGGTGAGTCGGTAACAAAAGAAGCACCATTTGTTAATGTGCCATTTCTACTATTACCAGTTAGATCAGTAACAGTTGTTGCTGACGTATCATCTCTATCACCCATTGTAAGATGGCATAACATATTTTTACCCAATCTGCTTTTTTCAAATCTTTGAGCAGCGTTGTTTTTATATATCATGCTAACTTCTTTTACATTAAGAGCTTTATTATAAAAAGTAAGCTCTTTCATACGACCTTTTAAATATTGTGTTCCAGTTAATCCAACTGTAATATCAGCAGCTAATTCAATACTTGTCGTGGTGTCTGCAATAGTTTGAGTGCTCATTGTTGCTGCAACACC